CAGGTTCCTGTACGTAAGCACCTGCAATAGTCCTTGCTGCTCGACCATTACCTTGACCGATGATAATATTCTGCTTCAATAAATGATTATATAACAAACAGTCCCAAGTCTTTACAGGACTGAATACATCTTCAAAGTTCATCTTGGCGTCATAGGTCATAGTGAGGCAGAGTTCGATAAGTTTCATCTTATCCTCAAGTTGGTCAACTAACACTGTGTCTATGATGTTGTATTCTACAAACCTATTCCAATCCTTCTCGTAAAACTCACGGAATGTATCATAAGGGTTTTCTAACTTCTTGTGACCGAGTTCAACTTCTGCTATGTGATCTAGTTTGTATGATTCACGGGTAACGTATGTAAACTTCTGATAGATGTCCAAGTAGTCTAACTGTGCTACACCTTGTACATCATATGATAAGTAAGTCCTACCACTGTACGTCCTCTCCTGTTTACGAACAAGTCTGAAAGGAGACATAAGTTTCTTAGCAGCGTCACCCGCCTCGTCACCAAACACACGTTCCATTCTGACAATAAGATAGGGTACGTCAAATAGTTTTATGTTCCAGCCTGTGAGAACATCAGGAGTAAAGTTTGCCCACCACTTGATAAATGCACTAAGCATACTTTTCTCAGAGCTGAATCCTTCATACTCCACATTAAGATGTTCTGTTGCTTCACCCGGAGTGTAAGGACCTAGACCCCATGACTTTATCTTTTTAGTCACGTTGTCTTGTATTGTGATAAGTGTGATCTTTTCTAGTGGATTGAAAACGTCAGGGAAACCATTTTCAACTGTAGTCTCAATATCTATTGAGTACAATCTAATCTGAGAAATGTCCCATTCCATTTCTTCACCGGGATACTTCTCAGCAATAAACTGATAACCCCAATGTGTCTGACCATATATGGGAAAGTTAGATACTTCTTTGTATTGTTCTACAAACTCGGCTGCTTCTTTGTTAGAATCAAATTTGACAGGCGAAACCAGTTCACCGAACATACTTTTGTATGGGGACTCATTTTTAGAAGGAACATAAAGTGTAGGTGAAAAGGGCACCTTCCTAGATACCCGTTTACCATTTTCGATACCACGGAAAAGTATTGAGTTACCGTAGTGTTTAGCGTAAGTGTAAAAATTTGACATCTCATCTCCATTCAAGTAAAACCATTATATAATATAGAGGGGGAGATGTCAAGCAATAAGATGCCTCATTCCATCCGGAACAATAACTCGGCCTTCATCAATAAGACGTCTGCGATTGAGACGGTGCTGTTCCTGGACGTCTTCTTTTGCACCGCCTTCATACGCAACAGCGTGACCTTCTTTGATTAGAATATTTGCCACACCGCACCAACGATTTTCGGTCGGATAATAAACTTCAAAGTCACCGAGAACTCGGCCAAACTTACCTCTCATATCTTCACCGTCTTTTGCTACACGGGTTTTGAGTCTACAAGTTTTACCTAAAAGTTCTTTCAGTCTATTCTTTGCAGCAAGACCAAAAATCTTTTCTACCTTATCGCGTGTTCTTGATTCAGGTGTGTCTATACCCATAATTCGGACGCGTTCGTCTGTAAGGACTATACCAAAACCTAAATCAATATCTACATCTACTGTGTCACCATCGACAATTTTTAAAATGGTCGCCGTGTACTCGTACATTAGTTTATACCTTCTTTAAGAACCTGAGTTCCTGTGTCCAAAGCAATACCCGTAACCTTAGAGATATACTCGTCTTTCAGTTTACCATCTGGTGGGAAAATTGCAACAACATGAGCAGGCATAATCATTATACTATGATTCTCAGCGTAGATAGCATAAGGTGCTAGTCCGACGCCAAATTGTGTACCCGTTTCATCTTTAGGACGTAAAATAATTGCTGTGGGTCTATCTATTTTGAGAACCTTACCGTGGTCGGCAAGTTCAACTTCTGTGACTCTACCCATAACATCTTCACCTGTTGTGAGTTTGACAACTTGTACATCGGACATAGCTTTCTCCTATCCTTAATTCACTTCAATTTCAATTGGTTTTTTCTCTTCCGGGATTTCCCGTGTGAGAGAAATATTTAACATACCATCAACAAATTCAGAGCCTGTTACTTTAACATCTTCTGTAAGTGCGAATGTGCGAGTAAAGTTTCTCGCTCCAATGCCCTTGTGATAGTATTCTCTTTTATCTTCACCTCGATCCTGTACACCCTGTACCACTAGCTTATTGCCTTGGGGTACTACGTGGATATTGAATTCCTCTTTACGGAATCCTGCACAAGCAATCTCGATGATGAAGTCATCATCTTCGTTTTTGATTATATTATAGGGAGGATAATTGTTTGCAATTTCTGAAACAGTATTTAAATTGTCAAACACTCGATCAAATCCCACTGTAAATGGTCTTACATTATCTAAAATTTCAGCCATGTTGGCTATTGCATATTTACGTACCATAATTGTGCTCCTTTATTAAGCGAGTTTTAATGTTACACTACCCTATCGGCGTAGTGGTGCCTCCCGCTCGGTATCATCAAAGTGTACTTCACCTTACGGGGGCCTTTTATTTATACCATTTTATCATAAAAAGATAAGGAAAGTCAAATTTTCCTAATCTTGTTTTCATTGGATTCTTATGATGGTCATTGTGATATAGTTCTCCACCCCATAAGGCGGCAAGAAAATGACTCCTATTCACTGACTCAAATAGTTTACTATGTCCTATTAAGTTTATACTAACCTGCCAAACAAATACAGTAGTAGTAAACAATATCCAACTATATAAACTAAAAATACTTGTCCATACCAGTCCACCCAATGCAACTAATACCCAATAGTATTCCATTTGCATACGATATAGTGGATCTTTTAACATCCATCTTGATGCTGATCCTTTTGTAGGAACATATGAGAATATTGCTAAATTATTCCATAGTCCTGCATGGTGTCCATGTGGGTCACCTTCTTTGTCTGTATACCTGTGATGGTCTTTGTGTAAAGCAACCCACGTAATACATAATCCACTCATTGCTGTACTTGTTAGATACACAAAAAAATATTCTAACCATCTTGGACAATTCCAAGACCTATGAGTACAGTATCTATGCAAAAAGCCTGATACTAAAAACCCAGCAACTACAAAGAAAAGGCAAAACAATACAATAGTTTTGTATGGCCATTTATATAAAAAGAAACATGATAAAGCTAAAAATACTAAATGTATCTTAGTTTGTATGTTAGCGCTTCTTCCCAATGTTATATTTCGGAACAAGGTTCCATTCACCTTTTTCTTTATATGATATAATTTTAATTTGACTGAGAGGAGCAAATGAGTTTTCATCTAACCCGCTCACAATCTTAAGCAAGCCCCAGTCTTGTAACAGCTTTGCTATAGTATTTCGTCTTTCTAAATCGTTATCCATAAAGTCGGCTTCTTTGCCGTCCAGAGCAAACAACTCTTTGAAGTGTGTAATAAAGTATCTACCCTGCTTGTGCAGGATATGACAGGACTGATATAATGTATTGTCCTTTTTTGAAGCCACACCAATACGTGAAAGTGTCTCCTTAATCTTTAAAAAGTTCTCAGGATCATCTAACAGAATTTCTAAGGGTTGGTAGTCGGGATAATCAATGCTAAAAAAATTATCTCGTTCAATCATTTCAAACACCTTTTGTTATAAATTATTATTCATAAATTAACAAGAAGTATTTATAATTTCCCACCTTTACAGGTTGCCAACCAACTCTTTATCTCTGCTATATCCTTATCAGAGAGAAGTGTAAGTGCTTCTTTAGCTTTGTTATAACTGTAGCCAAAGTATTCCTTTACTGCTTCGAGATTACTCTCCTCTGCCTTGATCCATTTGTTATATCTTTTTGACCTACGTATCACAGCACGTAGAAAATCATACTGCATACGATAATCAATATGTGTCCTGCTGTTCATTTCGTTAGCTGCTATGACAGTATCAACACCGAACCCCAGGCCTCTGTTTATAATAAAGGCAGGATATTGTGATTCATTGTCCTCTGTCATTAGATCTTTTTTAGTGTAGGTAATAGTGTTTAGATACTCAAAGGGACTTAACTTTTTAATCTTTTCAACGTATTCTTTTTCATCTACCTCTTCAACAGGAGGTCCAAACTCTTTAAGATAGCTCATGCAATATTCCTGCCTTGTCTAATACTTTAGATGCCCCTAACTGTGGATCCTCTGCTGTAATAAACTCACCTAACAGCTCATTTAATACACCATTATTTTTTAACATTCTTGCTACACTGTGGCTTGAAGTAGGAAAATAAAATCTTTTTATGTTAGGCAAAGTAGGAAACTTTATCATGTGAGGTACATCAACTTCATCCGGTGTCCAAAGATGAATATAGGTTGTCATAGGTCTAAACATTCCTTCTAAGTTTTTCCAACCAGAAGCTAATACCATATCTCTTAAAGGTTGAGTCCTTCGGTCAAACTGGTGAGTAACTTCATTAGGATCAACACTCCAGTGAGGTGTAAATGCTATCACTCGATGTACATCAGCATGGTAAGCAAACTTAATAGCGT